TGTGGAGATTGACGCGGAGCGGGCGGCCCTGGGGCTGGCGGTCATCGAGTACCAGGCCGCGAAGAAGAGCATTGAAGACGATGAACCCCTCGCCGGACATCTGGCCGACTGCCAAGCGGCCGGCGCGACCGCCGACGCCCTGGAGCCGCAGCTTGAGCGCCTGCGCCTGGAGATTGCGGAGCTGACCCGGAAAGTCACCACCGCGCACCAGGAGGCCGAGGACATCCGGCAGCGAGCACCGAAAGCGCCTGGGGACGTTAAGGGCCTGCGGGCCGCCCTGGAGAGCCGCCGGAAGAGCCTCACCGAATTTGCTACCCAGCGCGGGGTCATCAAGGCCAAGCTGGAGGCGATCTCCGAGGCCGAGGCGCAGACGGCAAAGCTCCGGCAGGACATCGAGGACGCGGCGGCCACCCTGAATGACTATACGGTGCTTACTCAAGCCTTTGGCCTGGACGGTATTCAGTACATGATTATCCGGGGTGTGGTCCCGGAGATTATGCGGCAGAGCAACGACATCCTGGCCGCCATGACCGGCGGGCGCATGGCCGTTGACATCCGCACCGAGCGCGAGCAGAAGAGCACAAAAACGGTAGTCAACAGCCTGGAGGTCTGGATTAACACCATCACCGGCGGGAACCGGCCCTATCAGTCCCACAGCGGCGGCGAAAAGGTGAAGATAGCCCTGGCCGTCACCCTGGGCCTGGCCGACGTCAAGGCACGGAGGGCAGGCGTCCAGCTCGGTATGCTCTTCATTGATGAGCCGCCCTTCCTGGACGCGGACGGGACGGAGGCTTACGCGGACGCGCTGGTGAACATGGCGGCCAGAAACCCCAATATGCGGATTTTGGCTATCTCCCATGACCCGACCATGAAAGCGCGGTTCAGTCAAAATATCATCGTGACCGGCGGCGAAGACGGTAGCTCTGTAACGATGGAGTGAAACCCATGAGGCCGGGCGGCCTCAAATCCACGGAAAGGAGGGGTCCGCCTGAGGTACATCATGGAGCACCGAGCTTTCGCCAACCGCATGAGGCGGACCCCTCTATCTATGGCCGCGCAGCTCCTATGGTACAAGCTGATGGATTTAGCCAATAGCCTGCGCTGGCCGGAGCACTTCGCCCTGGACAACAGTAGGCTATGCGCGATGATAAACACTAAATCAAGGACCACCACCATAGCGGCCCGACAGGAGCTTATAGACGGCGGCTATCTGGACTTCACCCCAGGCATCAAGGGGCGGCCCAGCACCTACCATCTCCGCTCAGTGGAAGAGATGGAGGGTTGGCAGCCGCCCCCGGATGACCTGGAGGGAGACTTCCTGGCAGAGTTCAAAGAGGACCCGACAAGCTATTTCGGCTACACGGAGGCCCTGGGGGTGGAGCTTGCGGAGACCACCGCCCACCTGTGGGCAGAGTTCTTCCCAGGCAAGACCCCTGGGCCATACGATGAGAAGCGGACGTTCTTTCAGATCATGGTCCAGTCTCAGAATGAGGATGGAGAGTGGTCCATGTCATTCCCGGAGGAAAACAAGGAGCTGCTGGGCTACGCCTTTGAACAGGGCCGGAAGCGTGGGAAGCTCTTTTGGGGGTACATTGAGAGCGTCATGCAAAATCTTAGGGACTGTGGCATTAAAACCGTAGAGGAAGCCTACGAAAACGAAGAAAAATTCTATGAACGGAGAGGATGGAACAAGTGAAAGAACGGACGATGACCCTTGCTTGTGGCGCCCTGTGCGCCCTGGTGTTTGTGAGCGCCCTGTTTACGCCAGGGCAGGCCAGAGGTGCGGCCTTTGCTGAGCCTGCGGACGCGACGGAGCTTCCGGTCCTGATGGTGGACCCGACGCCTACCCTCACCGCATCGCCGGTCCCCACCGTCTCGCCCTATCCCGGTTGGACCGAGGAAGAGGTTGAGATGCTGGCCTGCGCGATCTACCAGGAGGCGGGCGGGGACGCCTGCTGCGACCTGTGCCGCCATCGTGTGGGCGATGTCATCCTGAACCGGATGGAGGATGACCGTTTCCCGGACACCGTGGAGGAAGTGCTCACGGCCTACCGGCAGTATGGGCGCTTTTATTGGACTGGCGTAGTGTGGCCGGACCGGGCCGTCAAGCCCGGAGAGGCCCACGCCGTTGCGCGGGCCTGGGAGACCGCACGGGACGTCCTGAGCGGTGAGCACTCGGACCTTTACGGGCAGGGGTACATCTACCAGGCCGAATTTGAACAGGGAGCCGACGTCATCTACTGCGAGGACTGCGGTATCTACTTTGGGAGGTAAGCCGAGGATGGAAAAAGATACGCCTGTATGCTCGGAGTGCCATTACATGGAACTGATGGGACGGGCAAAGCTCACGGCAAATAGCTGGCACAGAAAAGGCCCTCGGGGTGAATGTGTATGCAGACACCCGGACGCGCTGGAGACGTTCAAGAGGACGTGCCCGTGCAGTCCACGTATGCCGGGTTTTATCGCCTTTACTGCACCGGGAGAAAGTGCTCCGCAAATCAAGACATCTCCCCGGTGGTGTCCGAGGCGCATCCGCTAAGGAGGTGAGGCCCCGTGAGTAAGACAGCACCACGCCGATGTAAGCTCTTCAACTGTGACCGGCGGCACGGAAACATCTGCTGCGCCGATTGCGGCTACCGGGATAAGAATTGCAAGAACCCCTGCTTGAACCACCCGACCCGGTGCGGACAGGTCAAGCCACCACAGATAAACCACGGCCAGAAGCCGGGGAAATAAAAATCAGGAGGAATTTACCATGCAAGAGCAAAAGAGGACTTTCAAGTACGGAGACGTGTTCCACGTGGCCGGTCTGGACTGGATTGTGCTGCGGACCACTCCGGCGCCGATGCCGGGCTGCTCCGATCTCTACTTCTGCGAGGCCACCGAAGACGTCTTCCAGGCCCCCTTTGATGAGAATGACTGCAACGACTGGAACAAGGCGAGCCTGCGGAAGCGGCTCAACGGCGAGTTCCTGGATAACCTCATCGCTGAATGCCCCGGCCTGAAAGACGCCATTGTCCCCACCTACCGCGACCTGACCGCCGATGACGGCCTCCAGGACTACGGAAACTGTCTGGACAAGGTAACGATGCTCACCGCCGATGAGTACCGGCAGACCCGCGATCTGCACCCCGCGCCGGAGCATTGGCGCTGGCTCATCACGCCGGACGGGACCCCGAAGAGTTCCGGGACCTCTTTCGTGCGCTGCGTGTACTCGGGCGGGAGCCTCAGCAGCTACATCGCGTACTACGGCGGCGGGGGTGTGCGCCCGGCTTTAACTCTGAAATCTGACATCTTGGCATCTATCCTTGACGCCGAGGACAAGAAGAGAGCGGCAGAAATCCGGCCCGCCGACGGTCCGCAGCCTGGAGCGGATGAGACCCCGGAGCAAGCGGAAATGGCCCTCTATGAGCAGGCCGTGGAGCAGTTCGGGGAGAGCGCTCAAATCCTCATGGCGGTAGAAGAGATGAGCGAGCTGCAAAAGGCCCTACTCAAGTATCTGCGCTTCAAGGACCATGAGCAGGGCGATGAGGCGGAAATCCTGGCGGCGATCTCCGAAGAGAGGGCCGATGTGGAAATCATGCTGAACCAGCTCCACGTCATCTTCGGTGACAACACCGACATGGAGATTGCCAAGCTGGAGCACCTTTGCGAGCTACTGGGTGAATGACGATGCTGCTGTTTACGTGGACCCTCTTCATCCTGATTACATTTTCTGGATTTTGCTACACCTTTGGGGGCAAGACCATGAATGACCGGAGCAACGGCGCAAAGGTTACATCTGCGGGCCTACTGGCCCTGTCTATTCTAATCGCGTTTGGAGTGTAGCCTATGCACGATGAAGTGTTCACCATCCCGGCCCGCCGGTGCAAGCGGTGTGGAGGTCTGCTGACATCCTCCCAGGGCTTGCGGGATGGGTACGGTCCCTGCTGCCTGCGGAAGATAAAGCAGGAAGAGGCCGACCGGAAGATGATGGAGAACCAATGCAGCTTATTTGACATGGGGGCCACCGCCCCCAAGCGCGAGGGAGACTGACCTATGAATATTCACAAAACCGACATTGAGTGGTGCAGCCACACGTGGAACCCCGTAACGGGGTGCAAGCACGGGTGCGAATACTGCTACGCCCGGCGCATGGTGTCCAGGTTTGGCCCGCACCCCTGCGAGCGGCCCATCATTGAGCCACTGGAGGTACTACCCAAGGGGACCGGGTGCTACTACGTGGAGCAGCCTACCAAGCTCTGCGACGAAAATGGGGAGCCTGTGCGCTCCACCCCGTACCCCAAGGGCTTTGCCCCCACCTATCACGCCTACACCATGGACTATCCTGAGAAGCGGAAGACGCCTGCGCGGATCTTCGTCTCCAGCATGGGAGACTTGTTCGGGGAGTGGGTGCCGGACATCTGGATTGAGGATGTCTTCGCCGCCTGCAAGCGAGCGCCGCAGCATACTTACCTGTTCCTTACCAAGAACCCGCAGAGGTATCTTGACATGGGCCACGCCGGGAAGCTCCCCATGGAGCGGAACTTCTGGTACGGGACCACGATCACCGGCCCTGAAACGGAATACTTTGGAGCTTCCTGCGTCAACACGTTCCTGAGCATTGAGCCGCTGCTGGAGCCGTTCAGCGCGGATGACTGCGCCGGTTTCCGGCGGCTTGGCGAGC